ATAGAAATCATCGACCGCGCTGGATCCTACGGCCAGGGTGATGGTCGCTGTTCCGCCTGCTGTGGCTGTACCCGAGGCAATGATGTTGCCGGTGCACGGGCTTTCTCCGATGTTCAGAGTGCAGTAATCGAGCCGCAGCTCGATGTATGTGAATGGCTTCTTGCCTATCCGTTTTCGCTCTAGTGCGTAGGTCATCGGATGCCCTTGAACCTAATGCCCGCCGACACTGTCTTGTGGTTTCCATCGATGACTGGCTTATCCGGATTGCCTTCCATCCAGGCATAGACGGCTTCGTCGTAGTCCGGATTCCACGCGAAGAAGAATGGCAGCTCCCTGGCGTGCTCGATGAAGGTTCTCCACTCTCCGCGGATCCAGGCCAGCCCCTGGATGGTCACCTTTAGCTCGCTGTCGATCGCCAACCGTCTGACCGACCGTCCGAGGAAATTGCCGCCTTCACTCTCGCTGTTCATTACATCGTCGTTGTGGGCATCGTTCGGGATTCCGAATCCGGCGCCTACTGCCCTTACCATCTGGAATGCCAGGCCCAGGTTGATCTGGGATATGTAGGACGCGACGGTGGTGCTGTCGATCTCGAAGCGCCAGTATCGGGATGATGTCGATGTGAATGCCTCGAATATTGGGCTGTTGCTGGTGGGTGTTCTCAGGTCGCCGATGCTATTGGTGTCGGCTGCGAAGTTGTCGCTGCTGTACTGCAGCTGCACGGTGCCGTCATTGTCGAACAGGTTGTGTGCTGCCATGGCCCAATAATCACAGGTTACCGCGCTGCCGTAGTCGATCGTGTAGTACACGGTGCCGGCTGCATCTGCTTTCCATGAATCGTAGGTGTTCCAATCGTAGGCATTCTCCTTGTCGAAGGATGCTGCATCGCTGGTTGTGGTGATGGTCGCTACTGCATCGTCGATGATGCTCTGATATCCGATCTTTGGTTTTGCCATTTCACTGTCCTATGCGATTGCGATGCTCTCGATCGGCACGCCGTCGGTCCGCTGGTCGTTGATCTTCTCGATGATCGTTCTCACGGCACGCGTGCTCATCAGGGTGTCTTCATCGCCCAGGTCGATGGTGATATTTGTACCGGTCCCTTTGCCTCCTGCTGGGATGTCTGGTGTCGCTACACCTGGCACTCCTGGTGTCGGTGCGCCCCCGCCTCCGCCTCCGCCTCCGCCTCCGCCGCCGCCGCTCATGCCTCCGCCGCCTCCGCCGCCACCCAGGCTCACGCTCTTTATGGAGGATATCTGGGTGAGGCCCTTGGCCGCAGTTGTTGCCGCCGCTGGTATGCCTGCTGGAAATCCGCCGGCGTTAGCGAAGGCCTGCATGACCGCGCTTGGCAATGCCACCAATGCGCTGCCCAGGGACAGGGCCTTGTGTGCTTTGAATATCGATTTGTTGCTCGAATTGATCGACCCAAGGACCTGGGCCCCTCCGGATGCTGCCGCCTGGACCTTGTTCTTTGCGCTCATGGTATCGAGCATCTGGCCTGATGCCGCGGCCTGTTCATCCATCTCCGCTACGCTTGCGAGATGTTCGGCCCGAAGGTCCTGCAGTGCTTTGTCGGCCTCGGCCTGCTGGATAACGCCGGCACTCAGTGCCTCTCCCACGATCGCTGCCTTCTCCGCCCAATGGGTCTCGAGCAGCTCCCGCTCTGTCAGGTTTGCTGCCTCAAGGTCCGCCAGCTTATTGGCTATGGCTTCCTTATCCTTGGCTGTGTATAGCTCGCTCTCCCCTCCGTCTCCGCTGCCTTTTGGATCGGCTACGTCCAGAGGGATGACTGTCTTTGCCGCGGCTGCCTCACGCTCTGCCTGCATGTCCTTAAGGCGCTGCTGGATCTGGGCGAGCTTGTCGTCTGCCTCCTGGAGTCCGGTGGGTGCCAAGGCCAGGGCATCCATGTCCATCTGCAGCTGCTCGATGTTGGTCCTGGTGTCTTCGGCCCATAACTTGATGGCGCCCTTGTCGATCGCCTCGCCGCCGAATGCCGTCTTGATGGCGTTTATGGTATCGATGATGTCGTCGATGCCGGTCAGTATCAGCAGCTTGAATCCCTCGAAGCTCATCTCCAGGGACTTCCATACGATCTGGATTCCGGTGAATGCTGTCTTAAAAAATCCTACGGCCTTGATGATTATGCCGATTCCGTCAACGAGGGTCTCAGAGAATGCCGCGAAGCCAGCCTCGCCTTCATCGGTTGCGGACTTCAAGTCGTCAGAGAAGACGCTGACCAATGCGGTCAGGTAGTCGAGGATTCCGGATTGCGTGAATTTCTCATTCATCGCCGTCCATCGCTCGCCCATGGTATCGACCGCTCCCGCGAATCCCTTGGCTTCGTTCTGAGCTGCTCCGCCTACCTGCTTCCGGACTTCCCGCAGGATGATCGATTGCGCACCTAGCTTGTCGTTGGTTTCCAGGAGGGCCTTGATCGTGTTCTGCTGTTCCTCCGAGAACATCACGCCGCTTCGTCTCAGTGCTGTCATGCCGAGGATCGGATCCTCGAGGGCTTTACCGAGCTGCAGGGTGGTCGCTTTCAGGTCGCCGAATCCGGCTGATGATAAATCCTGGGCTAGGGATAGGGTGTCGGTGAAGGTCGATTTGGCTACGGATTTAAATGTGAGCAGGATGCCGGCTGCATCGCGTACCGCGGTTGCCGATGTCAGGGTGCTCTCGCCCAGGCTTACTGCAAACGAATCAATCTCTTTGGCCGATAGCCCAGCTGCTCCTCCGGTGGACCGGATGATGCCGTTCAGCTTTCCCATCTGTTGTTCGTATCTGGCGCCGGCCTCGATGGCCTTCTTGAACAGCAGGCCTCCGCCGACTACAGCGAATGCCGATTTTAGATTAAAAAGTGCGCTGCCGAGTTTGTTGATTCCGCCGCGGACCTTACTGAGCCTGGCTGTGGCTTTGTTGCTGAACTTGGTCGTGTCGCCCAGGGCGCTGTTTAGTCCCGATTTGAATTTCGAGACGTCTGCTTCTAGGACCGCTACCAGCCTTTCTACTTCAGTCGACATCGCCCAGCTTTCTCCTTAAGTCCTCGAACTCGTCCATTGTCATTGGGTCTTCCTGGTCCGGATTCTTTCTGGCTTTGATCTCTCCCTCACTCGCGGCCATGATATCGAACATTGTCGCTGCCCAGAACTCCTTTGGCGACCAGTGCAAGATCGCGTAGGCAAATTCCATATGGGTCTTGAAGCCTGCTACTCCGGTGGAGTCTCCGTCTTTTTTTTTCCTGGTGTCTCGCCGGCGTCGACGATCCGTCCGCCGTTGATGCCCTTCAGTAAGAATTCAGCAACAGGGCTGTCCGTTGGCGATGCCATGAATGCATCTCGGAAACCTGAATCGATTATCAGCTTCCCTAGTTCCTCATAGCTTGGCGATGGTGTGATGCCGCTGTCGATATTGAACGCCGTCACGCCTGCATGGATTACCGGAATAATATACTTCAGCCGGACGTCGCCCGATGATAGCCGCATTATTAGTTCCGGTATGCCCATGCCAACACGGTCCTCGATGTCACAGAGGGCCTGGAAGGTTGGTCGCATGGTGAATTCCTTGCCACCAATCTTTATCGTTGTCTCGCCGCGTTGCTGGTTCGCCATTCTTTTATGCCCTGATCAGACTGCAGATGTCAGCGCTCTCGAAGGATACGCTGTAGGATTGCTCGCCCACATGCTCACCAGCGTATTCGAAGCTGGTCAGTGCGAAGAGCCCCTGGATGATGTCGCCGTTACCAAAGACGATCTGGTATTCGTCGATGGTCCCGTTGAATGCCGCGTTCTCGACGCTGTTGATTGCGGCCTCATCCTTGAATACTCCGGAGCCGCTCAGGCTTACCGATCGCAGGCCGGTGTCGGCAAGCAGTTGGCGCCATGGTGCTTCGTCGCTGGTGGTGATATCGACCGTCTCATTGTTCAGCGTGATGGTGCGTGATCGCACTCCGCCGATGGTTGAGAAGGCAGCCGGCGATGCTCCGTCGCTGATCTTCAATAAAATACTGCGTCCTTTCTGTGCGGCCATTTGAACTCTCCCGTTTATTCGAAGCTGTAAATGTGGTCAGATCTTACCCTTGATACCGGCTTGGCACCAAATTCCTTTTCCAGGTATCTCAGTGCTTCCGCCTTGCCGTGCCCGAATCTTGCGGCGCAGCGCTTCTTGTCCTCGATGAGTATAACCGGTTTGCAGCGATGAATTGTATCCCTAGCTCCTCGCAGGGCCTCGAGCTCCAGGCCCTCGATGTCGAACTTCATAAAACCGACGCTCTCGAAGTGGTATGCATCTATCGGCATTAGCGCGACGGCCCCTACTTGCTTCCCATTTACCTGCTTGGCGAACCTGCCTCCGGTGTTCGATCCGTCCTTGTAGGCTTCATCGTCCGTCATGAATGCGTATCCCTGCTCCTCTCCGATCGCTACGTCGTAGAGGTGGACGTGGGTTGTGCCGAAGAGGTTGCGCTTCAGGCACTCCATCGTGTCCTTGGCCGGCTCGAATGCGTGGATGGTTCCGAATTGCTTGGCCATTACCTGAGTCCACATTCCCACATGGGCTCCACATTCGACCGCTACCTCAAAATTCCTCACCCATTTCAAGGCCTCCGCCAGGTGATCCAGGTGATATCCGCCTGTCTCGTTGATGGTTTTCAGCATGTGTTGTTCCTGGTCTGGTAGCCAGATCCCGTTTACCCTTTTCATTTGTCCTTCCTGTCACCCTTGAGGTGCTGCATGTATTGGCCTATTGGCGAGCGGTCGAAAACGCTGCCCCGTAATGGTGGTCTGCTCAGGTTGTTAACCTTCAGCTCCGGTATCCCTTTCCGGATAATGTCGAATATGAAGCTGTCGTGCCATTCCCGCTCCTGGAAGACGCTGTCCGATTCATACATCCTGGCAAGCCGTATGATCAGCCTCTGGGCTGCCCGCGACATCACATCGAATCCCATGAAGCCGCACTCGCTGTGTGTGCCTTCCCGCCCGAGGTAGCAGAGGTCGGTCCCGTCCGGCAGGGCCTCATCGAACATGGCCCTGGTCACTGGCCGCTTGGTGATGGTGTCGGCATCGATCCAGAACAGCTTTGTCGTGTCCGGCAATAGGTCGCCTCTGATGAAGTCCTCGATTACGAATGGCTTCCTGCAGAACTTCATGGCGTCATGCCTGAACGAATAGCCCTCGCTGACCTCCTTGGTTTTCCAGGCCATGTGTGGAAGGCGCTTCCGTCCGAAGGCCTCCTCCTCCAGCTTGTGCCGCGCCAGGAATGCCATGCATGAATCGACGGTGTTGATATCTATCTCGATGAAGTTGGTTCCGGTGATGGCCGGCTGGCCTTCCGAGTAGACGACCAGGTTGATTCCCTGGTCCCAATACTTCTGCCTGGTCTCCATGAAGCGCTTGGCGTATCGGTCGTATCCGTCTTTGCTGAATGATGTTATGACCGTGATCATGCCTGGGCCCCCATTGTCTTGTAGACGTCCTGCAGCATCTCGCTTGCGCCCTCGCAATGCATGGCATCACAGAGCTCGGCTATCCACTCCTGGGCGTACTCGGTGTTGTGGTATGCCTGGAAATATGGCCCGCCTTCGGTGTAGTGAAGGATCTTGGCCTCTGGGTTCGGCGCATCGTATCCCACCAGGTGGTTCCACTCGCGCGGGATCTCGCCTATCAGCGCATCGCCATTGAGCCATTTGAACTGGTGCAGCTCCAGGCCTGTTGCGTTCTCGACGTACTTCGGTGTCAGGGCTTTGCACATCCGGCAATTGATAAGCATCACCGAGGACCAGTTCTTTTTCTCGTATGGCGTCTGTGGCCGGTCGAGATATTTGGATGTTCCATGTGGAACATGGTTGTGCTTCACGACCTGGACCGCGTATCGCTCATCCCGCATGTCCCAGAGCTCCGCGATGTCTCCCTGGCAAAGCATGTCGCAATCCGCGAAGATCGCCCACCCTTCGTACCCACAGAGGTACGGCACCAGCCATCTGCTAAACGAGAACTCGTTGCTCTGCTTCTCGTGCCATGGCCGGTTGTGTACGTCCTTCAGTTGGCTCAAGGATACCGGCGTTACCGTGATCGGTTGGCTCGATCGCCGCTGTATGGAGTGGTTGAAAACGTGCCAGGTGATGGCCTCGGCTGGATCGTACCCAAGAAATACCCTAATTAAATCTTTCACTTAACGTCTCCCATGCTAGTCCTCGTTCTATTTCGTCTGGTGTCCATTGGCAATAGGCGACGTTGCAGGCCCATTGGTACCGCTGTTCGTCGTCCGGAAAATCCAGGCATTCCATGTCGTCAAGTGTGTTCGCCGTCAATGGCGATGCGATGCTCGTGCCCAATATGATAACTGGCACGCCGTACATAATCGAATCCAGTGCTGCGTTGCTTCCGTGGGTGATCAGCACCTTCGACCGATCGAGCTCTGCCTTCAGTGTGGTGAGGTGCGTTGAATATGTTGTTCCTGGTACCGGTACCGCGTGCCTCCATCTGGGCTTCGGTCGGTAGATGATCTCGCGGTCTATGCCGCGGTCAGCCAGTTCCTTCAGGATCTGCATCGCGTATGCGGTGGGTTGCGCTATCCGGTTGTGGCTGCAGTATCTCTGCGAGGATCCGGCCAGCAGTATGGCCTCGCCTCCCTCCCGCCTGGGCTGCATCACCAGGCCTAGCTTATCGAAGCGATCGCTCGGTCTCTGGATGTTGTTCAGGTATGCATGCGGGTGGTCGCCGTCAACGATGATTCGCCAGTGGGATGTCCGCTTACCTGAGGAAGAAAGCGGCACACCCTGGGTGGCCTGCCGGAGGTATCCCTTATCGATGTAGATGGCCTTCTTGCCGGCCCGCACATAGGCATCCCTGCATTGGCGCTTGTTCTTTCCGATGCCTACGATCATTACGGCGTCAACGTCGTGGACCTTTCCCTGGTACCCGCCGGTGTCCTTGATCACCTCGATGCCCTGCTTCTCCGCGCTGCTGGTCAGGACCTCGCAGAGCCTCCGCTCCCACTTCCGCTTCTCGTTCACATAAAACAGGATTTTCATTTATCGAGCTGCTCCCTCAGTATCGTCCAGGCTGTGCCGTCCGCCATCTCGGCCAGGGTGAATTGGCAATAGGCTACGTCCTGGACCCATTGTTTTATCGTTCTCCGCTTCGGCATGTATGGTACCCGCAGGTCCTCAATTCGCTGCATGGACATTGGCTTGGCTATCCCGTCTCCCAGGACGAGCGCCGGCACGCCGAACATGATCGCGTCTAGGGCTGCGTTGCTGCCGTGGGTCACGACCGCGCATGCGTTCGCCATCTCCATCACCAGCTTGCGCTTTGCCGTTGAGAATACCGTTCCACTGATCTCGGTGGCCGCGCCCCAGGACGGCTTTGGCCGGTAGATGATGGTGCTGCCTGGTCGCTGTATCCTGATCTGGGATATTATCTTTTCCGCGTAATCGGTCGGGTGCCCCAGGTCATGCAGGGTGCAGTACTTCTCCGAGGATCCTGCGAACACAATGTCGTTCCCTTCGTTCCGCCGCTTCTGAATCTTTTTCCCGAGCAGCTCCCATCGGTCTACAGGCCTGGGTGCATTCTGAAAATATGCCAATGGCTGGAAGGCATCGACGGCCATGCGCCAGTGGGATAGCGGGTTCTCTGAGTCTCCGCTGTGGATCCGGTAGTATCCTTTGTCGATATAGATCACATGCTTACCAGCTGCTCGGTATTCCTGCATGATTAGCTTGCTGGATCCCTTCACGCCGATGGTGATGGCGACGTCCGCGTCCGGTATAACGCCGTCGTATTTATTCGCTATCGCAAAGTTGACTCGGTGCTTTACCGCCCCTTCCAACATTGCCTGGCCGATTACGTTCTCTCTGGGCTTGGTCGATTGGTACATTATTACGTTCATATTATTCCCTCGTTGATCATATGCTGCCATGGCTTGCCGACATGCATCTCCTGGATATTCCACTGGCAATAGGCGATGTCGTTTATCAGCTGTTGTCGCTCTCCGTCCTCCGGATAATACGGATCCTCGATGCTGGCGATGTTGTTCCTGCATAGCGGTGAGGCTACGCTTTTACCCATGACGAAGGCCGGCACGCCTGCGATCAGCGCGTCTATGGCTACATTGCTGTGGTGTGTTACGACCGCGTAGCTGCGCTTCAGCTCCGCCTCAATGCTCATCTCCTCGAATGAATATATCGTGCCAGGTATCGGTTCAGCGTCCTTCCAGGATGGTTTGGGCCTGTAAATAATTGGCCTGTCCGTTACCTTGCGGATCTCCTCGACCATTTTTCTCTCGAATTCCCCTGGTCCGTAACCGAAGACGCCGGCTCCCTTGCCACTCATGCCTGCCAGGAGGATGTGCTTCCCTTTGGTTTTCATGGGCTTAAGTTTGATCTGGAATCGATTTACTCGGTCTGGTCCGTGGGCCCGCTTCTGGAAGTACTCCAGTGGGCTGTGGTCGTTGACGGTGAACTTGTGATATCCAGACAGCCGTCCTCCGTCGTGCCGGCCCCAATAGCCGAGGTCCACCAGCACGGCCTTCTTTCCGGCGGCCACGTAATCGTTGAAGACATTGAGAAGGCGCCCTCTCAGGCCGTAGAATGCAGCAACGTCGGTGTCTGGTTTCCCGTCGTAGCGGCTCACGTTCATGAGCCTGGCCTCGCATTTTATGTGTGCCCCCTGGTAGAGCGCCTGGCACACGGTGGCCGATCTCCGCCCCTCATCCACGAATATGTTTATAGATATCTTCCGGTTAGGATTCGCCATGCCGTGCCTCGTTCGATTTCGTTTATGTGGAATTGCCTGCTTGCCAGGTCCTGGAGGATATCCATCTGGTTGTCCCTATGGACGGGTACCGGTGTCTCGATGTTGGTGATGCCTTGCTCCGCTGCCTCCTGGACGGCGATCGCTGGCCCGCAGAAGAACACAGGGACGCCCTGTATTAGTGCATCGGTGGCTACGTTGCTGGTATAGACCACGACGGCGTGAGCGCCTCTCAGGGCGTCTCCGATGGGAATCCTGGTGTCTATCTGCGTGTATAGGCAATCGTGGCCGTGTGGCAGCCTCTCGCGGCCTGGATGTGCTCTGTAGTGGATTGGTCGGTCTGTTATCGCATTGAGCTGCTTTATCACCTGGCCTGGCCAATCGTTCGGCATCGCCATATCGTTGTAGCTGCCTCCCCTCTGGCCTATCACCAGGATATGATTGCCGTTCTCCCGCCTGGGTTCGACCCGAATCTGTAGCTTTCTGAACCGATGGACGCGCCGGACCAGCACCTGGCGTTCGTCCCTGCCGTTTATCCCATTGATTCCCATGGCGAAGTATCCTTGCTCGCGCCTCATGTAGCCGTTCTCTATGGCGATATGGGTCCCTCCGGCGGCTTTTATCTGGTCTGCCACCCTCGCTGCTGTCCCATATTTGTTCCAGGTGGCGGCGATGCTGTGGCTGTTGTAGTCCTTCGGGTCCCATACGGCGACGGTCAGGTCTCCGCAGGCCTTGACGCCGGCTGCTACTTCCCGCCAGGGATATGGTTCCTGCTTCTTGATGGTGATGTAGGCCGTCATCGTGTCGGTCATAGCTGGTCGAACTCCCGCTTTTCGAATACATCAATGCGCGAATCCATGCTCGTGTTGATTACCTCGATGCCCTGGTCCTTGAGCGGGCCCACGATGGTGGCGAAGTAATCGATCATCTTGTCGTATATGGCTGGCTTGTTCTGGACCTTGTACCCGTCGTGCCAGTGGTGGTTGCCGTCCTGGGTCTTCATGTCGAAGCCGAGCAGCACGATTCGCTTGATCAGGCAGGTTCCCTTGCGCTCTCGCAGGTTGAATATATGGGCTGCCAGGTTGATGGCTGCGTACCCTCCGTTGTTTCCGGTCCGGAGGCACCATGGGTTTAGGTCGAGGCCCTTCTTGCCGGTGATCCGGAAGGTGAGAACGTCTGGGTGGGTGATGTGCTTGCAGCCGGTGATCACGGTGCCTGGGTGCGCGAGCATTGCTGCCTGGTTCCATTGCCAGAAGCGCAGGTCCGCAAAGTAGATGATACCGGCGTCCGGTATCTGCTCGTGTGCCCTGTTGATGGCGATCGTTGGCTTTCCTGCCAGCTTGGTGAAGTCAAATCCTTGGAGTGATGGGCCTCCGCCCACCAGGTATATCGTTCCTAACGGGCTTTCATTGTGGAAAAGTTCCAAGATAGTTCCGGTCTGTCGTTCTTGTCGTATCCCATTGGGATGGGTCCTGATGAATCTGCGAATATAAAAGTGTATCCGGACACGGTGGCGTCGTTCAGGGCGTCGAATACTTCCTGCATTTTGGTGCGCAAGGCATCGTACCCGAAGGCCTCTCCCCGTCCACGCACCTGGAATGATGGTTCATCAAACTTGTCACCCTGGGTCTGGTCTGGTGTTGGCCCGCCTGTCTCGAATACTGCGATCGCCAGGTCTGGGCTATCGGGCAGATAGGATTTGTACAGGGTCCAGCCGGTGACTCCTCCGGTTACGCTGGCCGCATCCAGTGCCGTGCCTATGTCGTCTAGTATGCTCATTGCAGTGCCGCCCGTATCCTATTCGCCAGCCGATTACCGAAGGTCTTCGATCGCTTCTTGAATGGGATCGATAAAAATTTCGCTGATTGTCCGCTGGTGTGTTTCGCCGTTAGGTCCTCGTGCACGAATATAGCATATTGAGCTGCTGGTCCGCCGTACCCGAGAGTGACCGTGATGGTGTTTCCCTGCCGAACCGGCTTCTCTACGATACCGGAGTCCTTCAGGGCTGCCGTTAGGACGGGCACGATCCCTTTCGATTCCGTCATTATCTGCTCGCCTTCCTGGAAGATGCCGGCCCCGATCTCACTCTCTCCTCGATCGCCTGCCTGGCGTATGGCCTTGACCAGCTTATCGATGCCTTTGATGTTGATCTTGACGGTCATTAGCCGAGGTACGCTTTGCTGTGGTGGTCGCCGTCTGCATCCGGAAAGTGCTCGACGCTCAGTATCGGTGGCGTGCTTCCGTCTGGGAGGGTGATCTGGTCCTCGGTGGTGATGGTCGGGCTGCCTAGAATCCAGATCAGGGATGTTGACATGGCCTCGGATCCGTCGCTCTTTTTGATCAGCTTCTGCTTCCCGACGATCCTGGCGCCGTACTCGAC